ATCAGCAGCAATTTGGTTATCTGGCAAAATCAAAGTATATGATTGACCAGCACTATGAGCAGGGGATTTAATTTTTACACCATGACTATTTTGATTGCAATTAAGTTGTAAAGTACCATCATTTGTGTTTCCTTTTATTTCAAATAATCCTGTTCCGTTTGGAGTTACTTTTATATTTCCGTTTGTTGTAGATGTATTTAACTCATTTGCTTGAACATCAAGATTACCACCAAGTTGAGGTGATGTGTCATCAACTACGTTTGATATTCCACTAGCACCACTTAATGAACCCCAAGCACCGTTGTTATAACCTTCAAAGGTGTTTGTCTGGCTATTATGGCGTATCATACCCACTGCTGGGCTGCCGTCTCTCTGAGCCGTTGTGCCAGAGGGTAAAGTTATTGAAGATGTAACATTAAAAGTTGCTCTTGCCGTAAATGTATTTTCTGAAGATAAAGAAGCATGACCAAAGTTTGTAAGACTTACATCACCTAAACTTACAAAAGCATTATTGGCAGCGTTTCTAATTTTTAAAGTATTACCATCAATGTGTTGGGTATAGGCTGCAACACCGATTGACGGATCACCAGAGCCTTGATTGGTAGTGCTTAGTGCAGCAATTATTTGATTTAATTTTGTTCTTACAACAAGACCAGTACCATTATCAACGGTGAAACCATTTCCACCAGTATTATCGACTCTTGCCATTTAATTTAAAGCAATTTTTTCTATAATAGCTGTTTTATCCACCTTTACCAAACCCTACAGCAGTAAAATTAAAGTTTCTATTTACTGAAGCTCCAGAACTGTTTTTGAATTGTACTTTAAATGATGAAGCGGTAATATCAGACAAAGTGAAAAAATCCCCTGCCTGTAAATCACTAGCCGTTATTCCTATTGATGGAAGCTGCGTGTTTGCACCTAAAAGAGAACTTGTCCCAACAAAAAAAGGAGAATCGAAAGTTACTGTAGTTAAACCGCTTGATGTCTGTGTTCCTGATTCTGTTCTTCTTTGCAAGCTTGCTGTATAACCTAGTTCTGTGACTCTGATTGTTTGGGCTGAATCATTTGAAGTCAAAGTAGTTCTAAACTTAAATCCTCTACCCCTGTAAGTACCATTTGCAAAAGTTTGAAAACCAGCGTAAGTTGCAGAACCAGAGCTAGGGTCATCTTGAGTTACATTTATTTCAGTAATAGCATTAACATCAACACTCCCAGTACCGTCAAAATCTTGTAAGTCATCAATAAGCCCCCTGCTATCAATCAAGTCATTTGGATAAATAGCTTCAGATTTTAAATGTCTTTTAAGGTCTAAAGCAAAGACTCCACCTAAATCTAAAAAAGTGCCACCAGCAGTGCCGCCAAATTCATAAGTACCTGATGATGCAACACCTCCAACAAAATCAATACTTGATTCAGCATCAAAATCGCTAATTGTATCAAACAAACCTACACCAGTTAAAGTTAAAGAATTTGAAACATTATCAAAAGCTGTATTTACTTTCGTACCTTGAAATTTAGGGTTGTCGTTATCTTCTCTCCTAGTTTGTGCAACCAAAGCTGGAACTGGGTCTGGTGGGTCAATAATTACAGATGTTTCTCCAGTACTAAACCGCCCTCCATCATCTTGCGCCCTAAGAATTACCTCTCCAGCTAAAATCGGTATTTCAGCAGAACTTGTATTACCAGCAACAGCAGTAACAAGGTCAGTTGCATTTGAAAAAGTACCATTTCCTGTAGTGTCTGGGGTATGCCTGATGAAAATTTTTCCCCCTGCGACCACATCTGCTTCCGTTGGTGGATTCCATCTAAGCCTTGCAAGCTTATCTGTTAAAGGTTCATAAGTAAGACCAGTAATATTTGCTGGTGGTGCTGTTTTTCCTACAGCGTCAAAAGTTAATTCTGCTGGTGTCCTACTTGGCTCATTCAGACCATTAAAAGAAAATACTCTAAATTCATATCTACCAGCCTGACTATTTACTATTTCAGCCTCACTAGAAACTGTTTCAATTTTTGTAAAACTTCCATTATCCACTCTGTAGTGAACTTCATATTTACTTACACCTAGTTGCGTCTGCCAATCAAGTAAAATTTTTGCAACCGCTTTGTTGTTAATAATTACAATTTTTTCTTGTGCCTGTAAACCCTCTGGTGGATCTTTTATTTGAGTTAAAGTTGTAGTTGTTCTAGTAGGTAATGCTGTTCCATCTTCAACAAAAGCATATTTTCCTTCATTATGTTCAAGAGCCGATATGGAATAAGTAAGATCATCATTTTCAGTTACAGATACTACCCTCCATGTTGTTGTTTCTAAAGTTGAACTTTCTAAAACATAAGGTGCGTTTACATTAGGTGTAGTACTAAATGCAGAAGAAACAGTTATTGTTGCTCCTGACACATTGCTGATAGTTTTAGTTTCAACTGAGCCGTTAGGCATAACAACTGAAATTGTTGGGCTGTTTGTAGTTGGTATATCTGTTGAGGCTGAATCATCTAAAACAATAACTGTTGTACTTGTTACCGAAGAAAGTAAACCACCCCTCCTAACTCCAGCTTTTAATGAATCTGCAATTTCAATAATGTCTCCACATCTAACCAAAACACCAGCAGCAGCAGTCGTTGTGAAAGCACAACTTTCTCCAGAGTTTTGTTCATTAAATAAAAACCATTTTCCTAATCTGGCAGCTTGACCCCTAGAAGTACAAGCAAAAGCTTTTATAGTTTTTGTTTTTATTCCATATTTAGTCTGGGTGGCCGCATCAGCCTCAATAGTTTCAATATCTAATTGTTGAGTTACCATGTCAAGGTACTGAACATTGATAACTGTATGCCTTGTTTTTAGACTTGAGCCGTTATAAACAAAACCACTATCAGTAACATTTGAATTATTAAAGATGTATTTTGTTGCTTTTCCTTCAGCATCTTGTGAAATAGCTATTGTACCAGCAGAATAGAAAGCTATAGCCCTCATTGTGCTACACAAAGCGTTTATAATATTGAATGCATCAGCTTGCTGTGTGATATTTACATTGCAACTGAAACGTGGCTCAGTGCTTCCGTCACCATTACCAGCATCAATTAATGCTCCGCAATATTCACTAACAGATTTAAAGGTAAATTTATCAAGAGAAGATTCAGCAATATCACAGCCATAACGATCATTTGTAAGCAAATCATATAAAATCCAAGCTGGATCTGAACACCACTCTTTGCTTGCTTTAAATGTTCCATCCCATGTACCAGCATAAGAAAGACTGCCATGAGTGGCATTTACTGTTGCATTTGATGGTATTTTTACTTTAATTCCTCTAATCCTATATACACGATTAGGTATTCTTGGGAATTTTTCAGCACTAAATCTTAAAGCCGTATGAGCAGTGTTTGGATATGCGTTCTGCTTCATTATGATATTTGTTGCAGAATTAAACCTAAACGCATTAACAGTGCTTGATTCTGTACTGTCTGGTGTTACTCTTTCAACTCTGATCTGTACTGGAAATGAAGTACCACTAGCAAGATTTATTAAATAATCTCTAAAATATGCGTTTGTTGATCTACCTTTTACAGTGTCATCAACTGCTGTTGTAGTTGTCCCATCATTTTCAATAACCTTTATTAATAAACGAACTTCTGTTCCATCTATACCACCTTCATCATTAAAGACTTGCATAGAGGGGAAATTTAATGTGACTCTTACAGCATTTATTGTTGATTGGGTAACTGTATGTGTTACTGGATTTGAAGTAGTAACAGTTGTACCTATTCCAACTTCTGTCTCAATATTTTTTATTCCAGAAATAAAAGTTTGATTTGCAGTGCCATCCCTAAAATCAAGGCCAACATCTTTAAAATTAAAATCACTATCTTGAGGTGAGCTAACACTTGCAGCCGCTTGGAGTATCGGTGTTTGATTTAAGAAAATATCTTTTTTAAAACTATTTATATAAGCTGTAGATGTTTTATCTGTTATTCCATTTTTTGATGCTGTTGCACTGCCCTCTATTTCTCCCTCAGACAATAGCTCTACTATCGTATTAAACTGCTTTGAAGATAATGCACCACTAGGTAAATCAGGGTTTGAAAAGGTTGTGCTTTGGTCAAATTCTTTAATACTCATTAGTTTGTACCCTCCACTTGAACTGTATCAATACCATTTGAAACCACAATAGAACCAACTAAAATTTCTCCATATGCCAAATTAACTGGTATACCAGCTTGAGAAATATTAGTCAGCCCTGTAAATGAATAGTTACTAGCCAATGCAGATGGGTCAAGTGGATCTTCTCTGTTCTGTTGCTGCGTGTTTTGTTGTGGAGAAAGTATATTATTTACACCTTGACTTATCATACTTAAAGCAACATAAGTAACCACAGTCTGAATAATCTTATTTTTTATATAATTTTTAGCTGCATATTTTAAACCTAAACCCAAAATAAACGTAAAAAAATTACCATGCACTAAAGGAATAATTTTTATATCTTGATTTGTTCTTAAAGTCAATTCGTTTTTTGTTATTGTTTTATCTCCAACTTTTATACAAAAAAGTTGTTTATACATTTTTTCTTCAAGCCCTTTAAAATTGCACCATAAGAAACTAAATGCTTCATGTGGTGAATTAACATCAGCCAAAAATTCACTCTGACCTGTATATTTTCTTATAAATCCATAAACTTTTATTTTTTTAAGCATCTTCTTTTGGCTTAATTACAATCATTTTATCTAAATCTGGGCAAACAAGATAAAAAGGTATTTGAACTGCATTACAACTTACAATATCTTCTTCAGAAAATTGCAATACATTTTGGGGGTGAGAATGAACTACTCCTAAAATCTCACCTCTATCTTCGCCATCAGCAAAGTCTAATGGATCAATGATAAACGATCCCATTTCAAACTCATAAGCTACATTTTTACATCTAAAATATTCAAGTCCGTTTTCTGTTTTCAAAAATAATCCACAGCACTCATTTGGTGCTTCTTCTTTTGCGTGTGCTATAGCCTCATTTTTTAAAATTTCATTCATAATTAATTTACAAATGTACCAACACCATCAAAATCTTTTCTGGTAACTTGTCTTGCTGGCACTCTTTTATTTTGCATATCAAGCCTGTTTACTAATTCAAAAGATACGGTATCTCTGCTCTCTTGTATTTTTCTATCAATAAAATGTATTTCTTTAGGAAATTCATCTGAACTTGGTGTTCCAAAAGGATTTGTATTGCCAGCAAAGTTACTAGCGTCTAAGGCATCTGCTGTTAGCGTTCTCCTTGTTACTTTGGCATCTAATAAATCATTATGTGCAGTAACTAAATTCACAGTAGTTAACAAATCTGTGACTCTAAGTACAGAACCAAGTCTTGTAATACCTCCTAAGTTACTCATTACCAGTGTAGGTCTTGGTATCTTGCCCTCTCCAGCAAATTCATAGCCACTTGCTTCAATAGGAAATCTCTCATAAGTATTTGTCTGCCAAACTATATTTGCGTAAGTATCTATATTGCCACCAGAGTGAAAACGATAAATAGTCGGTACATTTGAGGGATTGCCAGTGGCATAGTGTAAACCTTCAACAAGTTCCAATTCAAAAAGTTCAATAATTGAGTTTGGATTTATTTTTTGTAGTTCAGCGTGAGGAATTGCCATTATGCCTCAAATACCTCTTCAAAAGTAAGATTCATGTTGACCCTATCGTTGTATGGAATAGACGCACTTCTTCTAGTACATTTAAAATTTCTAGCAGAGGATTCTCCTCCTATCGTGTACTGAAAAGCATCTTGATCGTCAAAACGTGCATTAAGAAAAGTGTTTATTGTATTTGCTTGAGCCTGTGTAATATTAAAAACTAAACTAATTATGTGATAGCGTTTGTTTGCTGCAAGTCCTCGTACTAATCTTTGCTCATATCCATCACCAAGCTTAACAACAATATTGTCTTGCTCTATAGTTTGTGTCTCTCCGTAGGCTGGAGTGATTGAGGGAAAAGTTGCCATTATGCTAATAAACCTCCAGATCGTTTTTCTTCAACTAGTGTAGCTTTTATTGCAACAGCTATTTGCTCACCCAATTGTTGTGACATACCACTATCGCCTTGAACTGAGCTACCAGAGGCATCAACTGAGACATTGATGATATTTGTAACGCTGTCACCACCACCACCGATTGCATTATTAGGCACTATTGTCCCAGCAACTTTTGGTACAAATAACTCAGGCCCTCTTTCACCAACAATCGAAGCTTTCCCCACAGGTGGCCTTCCACCCTCTGCAAATAATCCTCCAAGTAGACCGCCAAGAAAACCTCCTAATCCTTTTTTCTCTCCGCCACTTGCACCCTTACCAAATGCCTCTCCAAAGCCACCAATAAGCTTGTCTATCTGTGCATCAATAATTTTATCTCTGATGCGGTTAAGCACGCCTGTCATTGCCTGTCCAAAGGTTTTCGCACCAGTTATAGCGTCTCTAAGATTGTTTTTTATACTTCCTTCAATCTCTTCACCTACTGCTGTCATTTTTTCCTTTAGTTTGTCGGTTTCTGTTTGTTGTTTTTTTATTTCTACTGTGCTTTCTTTCTGTATGCCCACTCTTTCCTGTAATTTTTCATTTATTAGTTTGTCTGATTCAAGAGTTTTATTTCTACCTTCGAGCATTTTTATGTCTAGTTCAACTTCTTTTTTCTTTTCCTCAAGATTTTTTTTAGTTCTACCATTTGCATTGATTAATCTTTCATTTATATCCCCTAAAATATCTTTTTGTTTTTCTAAAGCTTTTGCAACTTCCTCTCCAGAGCCTTTGACTATTGCATCATTTAATTCTTTTTGTTCTCTTCTTGTTTTAATTATCTGTGTTGTTAAAGCACCAAGAGCTATAACAAAAGCACCTATTCCAGTGGCAGCTATCGCACCAGATAAACCAAGTACAGCAATTTTTAAAGCTCCTACTTTTATAGTCAAAGCGGCAAGAGCCGCCCCTGCTAGTGGAGCAGCGACAGCAATAGCTTTTATACTTGCAGCTATAGCAGTTAACAATAAAGCTGCTCTACCAGCATCAGATTCAATAAATGTTGTTAATTTTGTAATAAATTCAGTCAATAGCTTAGTCGCACCTTCGACTGCTGGCCTTAATTCTTTACCTATGGCTTTTGATAAATCCTCTGTTGCATTACTAAAGTTTTTAAATATTTGAGTAGGATCATTTGCCACTAATTCTTTTAATGAAGCCGCCCCCTCAGTTTCTATAGTTCTTAAAGCCCTTAAAACTACTTCACTTGTCAACTTACCCTCAGCAGCTAATTCTTTAAGTTTTCCGATAGGGACATTTAATTCATCTGCTATAGGCTGCAACAGTGTCGGGATTTGTTCAGAGATACTTCTAAATTCATCACCAGCAAGCCTTCCTGAGCCAAGAGCCTGTGCTAACTGCCTAAATGCGTTTGATGCTTCTATAGTTGAAGCACCAGCTAATTTTGCCGCTGTATTAAATCCAAAAAATGTACTTTTAATATCTTCAACCCCAACACCTAAAGGAGCTAATCTTGCTGTAATATCTGTTATACCTTCAAGAGCTTCAGTTGCACTAAGACCAAAAGCTTTCTGTGCATCTGCGGCAATCTGTTGAGATTTTGCAAATGTCCCACTTTGTTTTGTCAATAAACCTAGCCTGACATTTAACTTGTCAAAATTTGATGATACTTGAACTGCCTGTTTAGCTAATAACCCAATACCAATACCAGCAATCGCAGTTTTTAAACCACCAAATGATTTTTGTAATTTGCTAGTTTGAGTTTGTACACCAGAAAGAGCTTTTCTAGCATTTGTCGCATCAACTTTTAACCTAACGACTGCTTCTGCCACAAATAAAAAAAACCTTTACTCTATATTACCTTGAATTGCGTTTTTGTCGTTGCAGTGCTTTTTTTTCTTCTTCAGTTTTAATTTCATAATATCCAGCCCAATAAATAAGCTCTGCCTCAGTCATATTCATTCTGAGTTCTTGCACTGTCTTGCCGAGTTCTGTTGCTAGGAAAAACTCAAATCTTAACCAGTTATCCCCGACTATTCTTTTTTTGCTGTATCAATATCTAATTCTATCTCATTTAAAAATAACTCAAGCTCATTCAATACCTTTTCTGGAAGCTGTCTTTGCAATATAGGTGCATCTGACATATCAAAAGCTGGAGTTCCATCTTCTTTTTCTGCCATTTGACAAAGAAGTTGAGTTGATACAACTAATGCGTCAGCATTTGCGCCAGCTAATTGTTGTGCTTTAACTCTTGCATATCTTGTAATTGGTTTGAAGTAAATAGTAGTGACTACTTTGCCTTTTGAGTCTTTAACCTCAAATGGCCGTCTTGTAACCATTTCATCTTGAAAAGCTCCAAGAATAAGGTCTGCGGTTCTTTCAGTTGCCATAAATAAGTGCGAAGATTTTTATTTTTTAGATTGCTGATGTAATAGTGCCAGATGGCTTAAATGTAATGTTGATTGTGCTGACATCACCTATAGCTGAACCCTGCTCAAAGTTTGTTATAAGGCCACTAAAGCTGATTTTTTTAGTTCCGCTTGCACTATCAGGAAATAGTTCAAAAGATGCTGTTGCAGCGTCACCAGTGGTCAAAACACCATCCATAAAGGTTGCGGTTTCTCCAGAAGCAGCGTTGTCATATTGAAGTACAGCAGTCCCTTCACCTTCAATAAGTCCACCAACAAAAGACTTAAAAGTGTCACCTTGAACAGTTGTTTCTTGGGTATCTTTAGTAATAGACATAGACCACTCTCTAGTGCCTAAAACTGGGTTAACTGAAGAGCCGCCATCATCAAATTTGACTTGCCCGACATCACCTTTTACAGCAGCCATAACAATAAAAAGAAATATTTATAATTATATTAACCTTTTTTTGGATTTTTTACAGCTTTTGCTTCTGCTTCTTGTTTTTCCATATACCTTCTGCACTGATTATCCCAGTACTGTGGCTCTCTTCTGCCTTTAACTGCCTCAATGACATCAAGCATTTTTTCTGTGATTTCCATTATAAGTCCTCATAAATATTAAAAGTGATTCTAATTTGTGTTTGAAATTTTCCCTCTGGGCTTGAATTTATAACCTCACCACCAGTAGGAGCATCAAAAATAACATTAGAAACTGTAATTCTATTGTATAAGTTTCTAAGCCTATTGCAAATTGTAAAGTTTGACCCTGCTCCAATTCCCTCTTCTGTAAACACATTAAGTAATAACAAACCTACAACATTATTAACGGCAGAGCTTGAATCGCCTTGAGTCAAGTATTCACTTTGACCAAAACTAATTAAGCATTGAACAAAAGTATCCTCAGTAGTTGAATCAAAAGCCATATTACTGAAAACTACAGGAACTGCTGGACTTGATGCTAACTCTGTAGCTAACCTAGCCTCTATTGTTGATCTGACTGTATTTAAATCTATTGCTGCCATCAGAATTTACCAAATTGTCTATTTATATAAATTTCAAGCTCTTTCCCTATCAAAGCTGGAAACCCAGCAACAGTTTTTTGCTTTGTTCTATATCTGCCACCCCATGATGGTGGTAGGTTTACACCAAAGCAAACAGGCTCTGAATATACAACATTATTTGAAACTGTACCTTCAAGTGGCTTTATATCTGTTTGCCAAGCTGCTCTCAGCCTACCAGTATCAACAGGTGTTGCTTTTTTAACTCTTCTAGTCCACTCAAGAGTTGTCCCAGCAACAGCATCGACTATCAATCCTTCATAAAAATCTTTTATTTCTGTAACTTTTATTCTTCTAGCCATCTTTACCTCAAGATAAGATCAAAACTTACAGGTGTATTATTTTGCTCATTTATTACAACTTGAATAATTTTAAATTCCACATTACTAATAACTACTCTGTCTTTTGTTGTAGGAACAAATGTAAGATCACCAGCAGATACAGTTAACAATTTATCTTGTGACTCAATCAAATCATTAACCTGATTTCTTGAAACATTACTTAATGCACCTTTGATGGTTGTATCAGATGTAGATTCTGTTATAGCTCCAGTAGTGGTGTTGTATGCCCCTGCTGTTACTTGTCTGATAGTCACATCACCACCAAGCTTTTTAAGTGAAGCACTAGCAGCTTTTTTTAGTGCATTAGCAAGACTCATAATGAATAAGCTATAACCTGACCACTTGCAAGAGTGATGCTTGTAATGACACCTTCAACTTCTGTTGATGCCTTCATTGTGATGCCGTTAATAGTTGATGAACCATTTTCTGTTAAGTTCTCAGCTACAAAAGTTGCTTCAGCATCTGCCAAACAATGCACCTTA